GCCCAATGAAAGTGTGAGTAAGTAAACGCTTGACCACCTTTGGGAACCGCCCTTGCTAAAGCATGAGCATAGTCTTGATCTATACTATCTGTACCATGCCCTTCCTCTATGAAAAGACAGGAACTAGGACAGGTTCCAAATTTATTTTTCTCACCGCCGGAACGATATGTCTGTGGCATATTCCCAGTTTTACGCTGACCTGATACAGCTTGAGTTTTTATTGGCATAATAATTATTCTCCTTTTATCGTACCTGCACTCTTATTTCTCCGTTAAGCCATCTCTCTGATAGGTAATCCGGTATTGTTATGGCACGTTCTGCACACTTTTTACCTATATTTATTTGGGTATGGTTGTGTGCCTTTCCTGGTATAACCTCATAGACATTCCACACATTACCGTTTATGTCTTGCACTGTTTGCATTGAAATACCTCCCAAAGAATATCTTTAACTTCCTCACCCCTTCCGGTAGTACATAAGTACTTAGTTTTCCTGTAAAGTTTGGGGTCTTCCTCTTTTAGAATAGTAAAAAATCTTTTTATATAATCCTCCATCATTGCCTTACATTCTAACTCTTTTAAATAAGAATCATTATGTTTAATCATTAAATTTCTCCATACATTTATATAATTCTTTCCACTTCTTTAAACTTATAGCCAAGCTCTTTCATTAATGAGATTGTTTCGGGAGTTAGTGTTGCTGTCCGTGCTATCTTTGCAAATGTTCTGGAAGTTAAACATGCCGGATAAATCCTTACATTATCTGGATTATTTCTAGTAAAATAATTCTCTTTTACAGTCACCTTACAAATCTTTTCCATTTGTCAGTCTCCACGTTTCTTTAATTCTATTTTAGATAGTTGTAGTCGCCGTCTTTCTTCCGGTGTATTCAGCCAACTATGTAATGATAATGCTTTAACCATGTTTCTTAGTTCCCATGTTGGCCGCTTCCTAATTCTATCGTATTCGCTGCTCATTCGTCAATCCTCCTAACTAATTAGTACTACTACTGAGCTACTACGTAGCTCTTAGTAGTAGTACTAATTATCATCATTTCAATTTTCATTATCCTTCTGCTTCTACGTTTGTCCACATGTCGATCATGGCTTTTGCCTCCCATAGAAAGTCTGCCCCATCGGTCCAATTATCTTCCGTCGCTGGGCGAAGATTGAAATGTCCTGCTTCCATTCTTTCAATGATCCATCCCTTGTATTTGTGTTCCATGCTAGTCCTCCTCAGATTTAATTAATTGGTCAACGCCTAGTAACCACGAACCAACAGGTATTTTAAAAGTTTCTATTTCATCACCGTCCCTAGATTTAATGGCAACGTCAATAGTTCCCACATTTTCCAAGACAAGGCGTTCATCTGTAGTCAAGAAATCATTTACAAGCATGGCTATTTCCTTTCAGCTTTTATATTAGCACCAACAGTATCTACTACTCTATAAACTACGCTGTGAAAGATGGATACTTCCCATCTATAATTCTTTGAGAATCGAAAGCCCGTTAATTTCATAAACGGAACGAGCATATTCGCCATCAAATTTCGCATCGCTACCTCCTAACTAATTAGTACTACTACTGAGCTACTACGTAGCTCTTAGTAGTAGTACTAATTATCATCATTTATTAAGATCGTTTGCACTCTTCTTCCCATTGTTTAAAATAGATAATGGCTTTGGCTGTCAGCTTTTCAGCTTTGTTTAAATCATCTTCATTTCTCGCAGCATTTGCATACCGCTTTGACATATTATATAGTGCATTTTTTGCTATCGACATAATATTTTACTCCTAAAGTAAAAGGTTAAGTTTTACTGTACTCTACGCCCTAATAAATAAACAAATAAGATAACATACCAAGTATATGTTATCTCTTTATTTATTCAGCTACCGCACCATTAGAAGCTCTGGTCCCTCCAAGGTTATTGCACAATCATGAGTTTTATAGTCTGCCTTATCCCTTTCATATTTTCCAGTTTCCTTATTAAAGGGTATCGACCCCTTTTCAACAGAGTTTACAGTCACTTTAGTGTTATAATGAGAGTTTCTTTCCAACTCTGCTAAGATATATTTGATCCAATCTTCTGGAGAATATCCAAAACCTGGGCTTATATCCAGATCAGCTTCAAAAGTGAGTTCTATTTTAGTTCGTTTAAACATTAATTATTCCTTCCTTAAATAAAGGGTTAAGTTTTACTGTACTCTACGCTCTAATAAACAAATAAGATAGCACACTAAGTAGTATGCTATCTCTTTGTTTATTAAGAGTGATTAGCTATGTAGAACTCCATAGCCTCTGCCATTGTTGGAGCAGCCTCTGCCTTTGTCTTTGTCTTTGTCTTTGTCTTTGACTCTGCTTGTTTCTGCAAAGTCTTGACGCTGAATTTAGCATCCACTGTCTTTGGCAGTTTCTTGGCATTGGCTATGGTAAAGTACGATCCACTATCGTGGAGAACTCGGATAGCAAAGCCTTTAGCCTTGTATCTAGCATAGCACGCCATGCGGGTTTCCTTCTTATTTTTCAGCTTGAGATCTTCCCAAGTGTTAGATTTTGGGTTGTAAGCTTGGAAAGTTTTTGTATCTTTAGCCATGATTTTCTCCTCTAGGCTGTTGTGGCAAAATTGCCGGTCGAAATTGAGCAGTTCAAAACCAAATAACTGCATGCCCTTCATTCTTCAGGGCATGCTAAGTAGTTATTTGTTGGTGGCGAACCGAACCGATTGGCCAGCCATATAACTTCTCTTAGTAGCCCTTCACTTTGTTCAGGGCTACGAAGTTATATGTTAGCTGAACTACTTCGTAGTTCATTGTCGTCCAGCCATCGTCAAATTGCAGAGCAATTCATCGTGCGCCATCAAATCCCTCTGGGATTTCAGAGCGGCAATAATCATTGTAAAACAATGATTTAGGCTGCTTTCGTTCAGCACTACGAAGTAGTGAGATCCCACAAACCACCATCCGAAGGATGATTTGCCAAACCCCTATACTATTTACTTCTCTACAGAACTACTACGTAGTTCTTTTGTAGAGAAGTAAATAGATTCCTTGGAACAAAGTGAGAACAAACGGGTGCCAAGGCGGGGGGGCGGGCGCAAATGCGTGCGTGCATATATATATATAAACACCCCCCCTCATATATTTACCAAAAACTAGGGTCTATCATCATATAATAAAATACTAAAATCCGGTACTACCTAGTTACTAGATAATACTTAAAAGTAATTTTTTTTATATTTTATTTGTAACTTTACTATTTATAGTGTATAATAGTACTATGGAAAATTTAAATAGTAACTACATAGAGTCTTACATTAATCTTGAAGGCTTACTATCAAGTCAAGTAGAGTTACAATGTAATGATGATTTTATTTCTTTTGTACGTCTTATGGCTCCTACACTTATTTCTGATTTTAGAATGGGTCGTCATATAGAGGTTATCTCTGAAAAACTACAACAAGTGGAAGAAGGAGAAATAAAAAGACTGATGGTGTTTCTTCCTCCCAGGTCTTCCAAGTCTGTTATATGTTCTAAACTGTTTCCAGCATGGTATATAGGTAGAAACCCTGAAGATGAACTATTAACTATATCTCATAGTGATCAACTGGCAAGCGACTTTGGTAGATCAGTAAGAGATATAGTAAATATGCAAGAGTTCCAAAAGATCTTTAGGGGTGTCTCCCTCAGAAGTGATGTCAGGGCTGCTGGTAAGTGGAAGACAAACCAGAATGGAACTTACTATGCAGCAGGTGTTCGGTCACAGATTGCTGGACGTGGCGCACATGTAGCGATACTGGATGATGCCATGTCTGAGGAAGATGCTATCTCATCGGCAGGTAGGCGCTTTATCAAGGAATGGTATCCAGCAGGACTTAGAACTCGTATCATGCCTGGTGGAGCAATAGTCATAATCAATACCCGATATCACTATGATGATCTGTGTGGATGGCTTTTAAAGCAGCAAGAGAATATGTCGGACTATGAAACAATACCTTGGGATGTTGTACGTATACCAGCATGGTTAGATGAAGAGGCTTCGGAGTTATTGGATCTTCCTGTAGGTAGCAGTTACTTTCCTGAGTGGAAACCTGAGAGTGTACTGAAGGTAGATGAAAATGAAATAAAAGCATCTAACGGAGCAAGGTACTGGAATGCCCTGTATATGCAAGACCCCACCCCCGAAGAGGGTGGTCTTATAAAAAAGAAATGGATACAGGATTGGGAACAGGAAGACCCTCCAAGCTGTGAGTTTATAATACAAACATTTGACACAGCTTTCTCTACAGCATCTACTGCTGACTATAGTGTTATACAGACATGGGGTATATTCTATCTCTATAACCAGAACGAAGAAGGCTTTGAAGACTTTGCTCCGCATCTGCTTCTTCTGGGAAATATCAAGGGTAGGTTTGAATATCCAGAACTAAGACGTATAGCACAGAAGCTTTATAAGGAACACAAGCCTGATGTCTGTATGATTGAAAAGAAAGCATCAGG